CAGGTTCATTTTAAATTTCTTACCTGTCTTATTATTAATTACACACAAAAAATCTTCTTCCTCAACAATTGTCCAATCTCCGCGATCATTTTTGAGATGCAAGTCGCCGGTATACAAGTTAGCCCAGCGCCGGGCGCCCGAACCTAGATTATAAGAATTATCGGCGAATGGCAAAATATGGCTACCGGCAGTAATTGAGCCAGTTGTAGATAGCGTACTTCCGAACGTGGTTGCCCCCACCGCATGAAGGGTGCTCGATCCAGATACGGCGCCAGCCGCATTAATTGAAAGCTTGGTCGCACCACTGTTATTTCTCACATGAATAGCGGTGGTGGCATCGTCAGCTCCCAGATCAAGTCGAATATGCTTTCCGATTGCTTGACTGTCAATAAGAAGATGGCCGGTTTTGTTAGCAATTATACTATTTGTGCCATTATGAACGAATTGTAAATCAGCGCTAGCGCCTATTTGAATCGGAAGACTGTCTGCATTTACAAACATACCTTGAGAAGCTGTTAATCGACTAGTTATCACTGTATCATCTGCCGCGGCATCTCCTAAATAAGAACTTCCTGATACGATAAGATCACCAGCCGCAATGGTTATGGCAGGGCTTGAGCCGGTAATAATGATATGGCCACCAGAAATCTCTGTTGAACCTCCGGAGCCAGAATAATAAGAACCTGTAGAAGAAAGCACGGTACCGCTGCCCGAAAATGTGACACTCCCTGTTAAAGTAATGCTAGAAGCGGATAGATGCAGCGGTGAGCCACCAGCAATAGTGGTGGCATATAGAGTCGTACAATAAATGTTTGACCACTTCTTATCGCTAGAGCCTAGATTTTTTGAATCATTAACTTTGGGTACAACATGGTGAGCCATTGTTGCCGCACCAGAAACATTTAAAGTACCGACAACAGTTGCATTTCCAACTGCTTGTAGTACGCCGGAGCCAGAAACGCCACCAACGACCGTGAGTTTGTGTGTTGGGCTATTCGTTCCAATGCCGACTTTGCCATTCACGTCAAATGCCATGATATCTGTTTCGCCTATAACTTCATTAATAACGAATGTTTCAGATAGATCGTGGCGAACATTAAACCCGTATCCTCGGTCGCCGTTGCGAATTAATATTCCAGCGTTTTGGTTACCGGCTAGCGCGTAGAAGCGTGCTAGATAACCAGACTCGTTCATCTGCACATCTAAAGGATTGCCGGGGGAATTTGTTCCGATGCCGACTCTATCGGCGAAATAGCCGCCCTGCGAAGCAGTTAGTTTAGCGTTCGCTACAATATTGTCAGCGGATTCATTTCCTAAAATAGAAGTTCCGGACACATGAAGATATCCCTCTGTGATGACGGCGCCCTTAAACATTCCTTTTAGTGAGGAAGAAATATCAGACAACATAGTCGCCCTAGCATTAACAACATCAAATCTGTATACTGGTGGCCAATTGCTATTTTTATGCAGATACATACTTCCACTGCGGACGTGTGAATCTGTTTGATCATCACCAAAAAAGGTCGAACCAGTGGCATCTATATGCGTAATATCCTGCCAATGGAAAGTGCTAGCACTAATTGCTCCAGTGACAATAAGATTGCCTGACAAGAACAAAGTTGACGGTGGATGACCATACATCGATGCTGTGTGATAAGTCAAATAAGCGGAACCAGTTGTAGCCCCGTTACTGGATTCTGTTACAAACTGCAGCGAATTGGGGGGCCCAAACGAACCAGATCCCTTCGCGGACTCGCAATCAATATATGCCCAGGCAAACTGCGCCATGTTAACCGACCCCGCTAGAGCCTGACCAATTAGTACCATCTGCAGTGGCTGTGCGCACGGCCGGAATCCATGTTAGACCCGCAACAACATCAACGTTTGTTGATCCCGACACCCAAATAGAAGATACTTTTAGTTCTAACACACCACTGTCGCCGGCGCCGTTCGCGTCAGCATCTGCTATTGGAACGGTAAAATAATTACTAGAACCAGTCATTCCGCTTACAGAAAAAGCAACTTTGCAAGAATTTGAGGTATCGTAATTCATAACCTTAAACCATCTGGCCACATAGGGAAATACAATTTCAAAACCGCCTGGACGAAGGCCATGCTTGGCATCGATGCTTCCTGTCGCATATGGTTTACCACTTACTTGATAGGAGCCAACGTTATTTAGTCCTGGCTCTATTCTCCAACTGTACTCACCCATGTTCAAATCTCCTATTTAAAGTGTACATTCAATATAAATAGTCACTTTCTGTTTCTATTGCGCCTTTCTATTGCTCTTTGTTTTTTTAACGCTTCTCGTTGACGCGTCCGTTGAGCCCGTATACGCTTTTCCTTTTTTACAACAGAAGGTTTTTTGTATCTTTTTCGATCTCTAACTTGTTCAATGATGCGTTCTTTTTTAACTTTCTTGCAAAATTTACGTATCAAGCGTTCATTATTATTTTTACATTCTCTTGCTCTAACAATTACATTTATTTTATTGGCCATCTTTTCCTACTTCATCGCCTTCCAAATTTGGGTTGATGGGCCCATTAAAGACGAAATATCGACGCCCGAGTCCTCTGGGTTTCCTAAATCGATAGTTCCGGCTTTAGGTGTCGAGGCCTCGCGGCTTGTCAGCGGCTCTGTGCCCTCAAACAAATTAACCCCATTATAAGCATCTTTGTCAATTGAACTCATCAACTTTGCGCGATGCTCGTTGATCTTCTTTCTTGTGTTGTTAGAAGTATCGCGGTGTGTTCGCTCTACTGGCGCCGGGCGTGGGGCCTCAACCATAAGATTTCCTTGCATGCCTTTTGCAACTTCGGCTACTACATTAGACAAAAGGCCCTCTTCCAAGAGAACCTCATGAATGCACTCTTTCACAACTGGCTTAATAATCTTTTTTAAATCTGCCTTATTCATCTATAACCTCATTAATTAATCTATTGATACGATCTGCCTTGGTAAATACTTTGTTCTTAAAGTCTTTTGATTCTTGCATCATAAATGCACCAGGAGTTGATGGCTCAGAAACAAAGTCAAAACAAATTAACTGAAAGTCATCTTCCACGATTGTAGTGCCTTTGTCTTCGCGAACAGAACCCATCCCGCGAGAAGAAATTCCCATCTTGCATCCGCCATTAACCAATTCTTGTAAAATTTTGCCGGCAGGCGTGTTAAGAACTTGAACTTTCCCCATCGCAACATTACCTTCCATCCAGATGGCAGTTACGCGGTGCGAAACTTTCTCCAACGAAATCACATTATTTTCTGGATGGTCTAGTTCGCCTAGGGCGCGATTTTCCTGAACAAGCTTCTGATAGTTTTTAACCTCTCTCATGATAACTTGAGGAGGATACATGCGTTGATTTCCATTAACAACGCCGCCTTCCTGCAGTTTTCCAGTTAAGTACATACATTCGCCCGCAGCGACTTGTCTTTTCTCTTCTTCGTTGAGAAGATCCTGGCAGACGCCGCCTTCGCACAGTGCATAGTATTCTCGTAAAAGTTGTTTAGGCATTACTATTTCCCCTTCATTTCTGGCTCAATCTCATCTTCAATTTGGTGGCAAGGTCAAGAGCAAAATCTCTTTTCCAAGAGCCTCCGTCGCTTTTGGAGGGTAGTTGTTCTAATTCTTTAATATAATTTGTCAGCGGGTGGATGTGATGGGATTTGAGGCCCTTTCCAATGGCGCCTACATTCACATATATTTGATCAATCCGCTTCTCTTGATCCCTTCTTTTTATCTCTGCCTTTGAACTACCATAGTTCGGGTTAGCTGCGAGTCGTTTTTCCAATTCACCGCCTATTCCCAGACCAGCTTTGACATCGCCCCAAAGCCCTTCATCAAGAACGGTTTCAAGCTCTTCCTTGACATAATCTCTGATTTTAGATTCTTCTAATTCTGGCCACCAGCCTGATCGTCGGCGTATTTCATCGGGATCCTCCAGCGGATCCCAGCTGGGTCTCGACCGCAGCCTCTTCCGCTCTTCCTCATAGGCAGCCGGGTCAGCCACACACTTGTGCATATCTAGATACGTGGCGCGCAGCTCTTTACATTTACGCCGAACTCCTTCCGGAGAATCAGAATGAACCTCTACCTCGGGGGGAAGCCCCATTTTTTCATCAAGGGCGCCCTCAAGCTCTTCCTTAATAATCTGTTTAAGTTGGGATTTTGTGATTTTCATAGTCTTCCTCCAAAACATTCTGAATGGGCCTTCTTGATATTCAGTATTTTCTGGTCGAAGTCCGCAGAAAATTGCCCGGGCTCAGCAGTTGCTAATTGCGCTACCTTGGCGCGCAACGGTTTACATTTTTTCTCTAGAGCTGCTTCGGTTCCCTTCTCGCCGCGGCGCGCTGCCATGCCTTCCCAGTCTGCTTCGGGCGAGCCGGCGGCGAGCCATTCGCCTTCGACATCCCGGTACTGATCTCCCTCAGCCAAAACCATTTCTAGTTCTTCTTTAATAATCTGTTTAAGTTGGGATTTGGTGATTTTCATAGTCACGATCCTTTACAGCAGCGTCTTACTGGCTGCAGCATCCATTTGTTAGTCCAGCTTGTGTTCATGTTTCACTCCATCATCTCCGAAGAGCATTGTTAAAATATAAGATGTCCCCGATGATATACCTCCCAAAAGGAAGAAATTAAACACAGTTACATCAAAACTAAATAGTTCTGTAAACGGAGAAAGTAGCATTAATAGCCAACCTACATGGAAACCCATGCACATTGGACAGCTTGCTAATTCTCCAAGTTTGCCTTTCTTTGGTCTTAATCTCGAAAAGATCTTGCCGTAAACAAGAATTTGTGTGAGCCCGTAGGCGCAAAGTATAAATGTTAAAAGTTCCATATTATTTTTTCAGCTGATTTTTATAAAAGTCTATTAGCTTTCTCACCATAGTCTCAAGAGTTTGTCTTTGTATGTCGGGATCGTTGCTCGCGGCTGTAACTTTCTTTATTATATTATCGGCTTCTGCGCTGGCTGCGGCTAGCGCCTCCGGACCTTTTTCGTCACTTTGTTCTATCTCGGAAGGAACCTCTACACCCTCTTCAATCTTTATAAAGTTGTTCCAATTTTCTAATAAAGTTTTCATTTGGAGTCCTTATTCAAATGTATACATATATCCAACAGCGTATGGATCTCTAATATAAGATTTTCTAATGGAACCTTGCTCTGTGCTTTGCGGAACTTCGCCCAATTCAGTTGAATCTGCTTTATCGGGATGCAATAATTCGTCATCTGACATTGATACTATAGCTTCTGTAGATTCAAAATATGGGCGCTCTTCATCAATAAACTTTGAAATATTAATAAGGGTCATTTTGGGGGCGCTCAATTCATCAGAAGAAGCAGCTTCAAGTGTTGCCTCCAAAGCGCCATAAAATGCACCACCTTGAATTGATTCCGGAATTACCAAACCCTTCTTTCGTAAATGCGCAAATAGTCTATTCTGTGCTCCGTAAACCAAATCATTCATGGTTTCTTTAGGAAAAACAATTACTTTATTTTTAGCAGAGGATAAAACAATATCAATGTCTCCATGATCAAAGATCATAAGATCTCCATTCATACTTCTTCTCACGTCCATTTCTAAGCGGACTTGAGTTGTCGTAGGGCCTGAGCCTATTTTAACTACTATCGCCATCGCTATAGATTTCCTTTACAAGAGCTTGTGTCTTCATAATTGTCAAAAGTATTTCTTCACTTATTTCTTTCTTAGCAAAAGAATTTAATTTATCAATAATTGTATTAGTCTTCTCAAGCATTTGCTTATCGGAACTAACTTCTTTAATTTCTTTTGCCTCTTCAAGTTTTGTTTTTAGTCTCGCGATTTCTTCGTTTAAGAACACTTTTAAAGAAAGAGCGTTATCTGAGAAAGATGCAACATAATAGTTTAATAATTCTTTTTGTTCTTCTAAAAGCTGCGGATCATATTTGTTGTTAAACTTCTCCACAAAAACTTTATACACCGTTTTATCGATCTGTTCAGCCTCTTTCGTTTCTTTGGTGGCTAGCCCCATATTGAAAATGATTTTATTTTCTAACAATACTCTATTTTTTGGACTAGTTTTATCAGAAAACAATTGAGAAATTGTGGCGAGTGTTTTATAATTTGGAACAAAATTAGAAAATACCGAAGGAGAAACCTCTTTATTTACTGTGTTTATAAGAGCAGTCTGTTCGTCAAAAACACCTTGAGGATCTATAAATCTTCTTTGCAATTTAGTTTCAAACAAAATCTTTTCTGACGTCATTTTATCTAAGTTTTGATTGGTATACAGCGATCGATAACAATCTAAATCTTTTTTAAGCAACGAATCAGGTGCAAAATGTTCTCTAATAATTTTAACAATTTTATTCTTTTTATTTGTTTCTTTCTTAATAATAGCTACTGTTGCTTCTCTTATTAAAGATTCATAAACAAAGGCTGTGTTTCTTTTCTTATTGTGTTTTATCTTCATTCTTGTTCTCCAAACTTTCCAATAAACTTCTTACCGAATTATTTATTTGAAATAATTTATCTTCTTCGGTTTGTTCTTTCAAACTATAAATAGGCTCGTTTTGTCCGTAAACGCCCTCTTCCATACCAACTATACCTTTCCCGAGGGTGGCTAAGCCATCTCGATATCCTGGAAGTGTGCTGCGTTGGGAAGTGCCAGTGCTTCCTTGGCCCCAACTTGCCGCTATCGAACGTGATGCCGCGCCGTCGCTGCGTCGATCTCGGTTACCTGGAGGGGATTTTTTTGGCCGGCCATAAGTTCTCGTTGATTTTCTGGATCCCGGCGGTACCGCCAATAAGCCAACATCTTCTGAACCAGCTTCTGGTTCGGCTGCTCCAGCTTCGCCGGCCGGCATTTCTTCTGGACCTCCGAGATCTCCGAGATCACCACCAAGATCGCCACCAAGATCGCCACCAAGATCGCCACCAAGATCGCCGCCGAGGCCCCCACCCTCCATTGCAGCAGCGGATTCTGCTACAGCCTGAAGCGAGGCATCGTGCTTGCGATCATAATACATTTCTCTTTGATTGCGAATAAATTCTTCATGAGACATACCGAAAATATGTTCTGTAACCCAACGACGAGAAAAATATCCTTCCGTTGCTGAGGCGGCAATATCAAATTTCTGCTTCCAGTGTTCAAGTTCCTGGAGTTCTGCGATCCTTGAAGGATTGTTCAGTGATAATTTAAAGGCTAGCAAATCGTCCCCTCTAAATCCTAATGTATACAGGTGAATAATGGCAATCTTTTCTAGTTCTGAAATTATAACTCTTTGCAATCTTTGGATTGTTCTCGCGAATCTTACGTCCTTTTGTGCGAGAGTTGTTTTGTCTTCTTCACCGCCTTCTCCCATCGTCAAATACGATTGAGGTATCTTTAACGCAGAAAATAACTTGTCGCGCAAATATTTAACATCGTCGATAGCAGTTGTATTTACTCCACCGGCAAGATTCGTAATGTCAGTTGCAGAGCCCGGGCGAACAGGAATGAAATAGTCTTCTTCAATCGACATAGGATTGTAGCGAAGATCGACGCGGCCGCTTTTTGAATCAACAACGGAGTGTCTTTTAAGCTGTGTGACGATCTTTTCCATATATTGTTCAACTTCATTTGGCGGGATTGCGCCGACATCAATCTTAAACAATCGGCGTTCTGATGAGCGAATAACTCGATAAGCCATCATGGCATCTTCCATAAGTACCAATTGCCTCCAAATGCGTCGTGCTGGCTCTAAAATAGATGTACCGTAAGGCATATACTTATCATTTCCTAGGATGCGAAAATGACACATTTGCCAGTTTTCGAAAGTCATTCCGGCGGAATTCCATTGGTACTGAACATAATTTGGATTAGTTGAATCCATTCCGTCTAGTCTCTCGATTTCTTGTGACGGGAGCGCTATAACAGACTTAACGCCAAACTTCTCATCGATGTCCAGATACAAAAAGAAATCTCCATATTTACACATTGTTCGGGCCCAGCCGAAAAGATTATATTGAAGATTCAAAATATTATCAAATAATATTGCTAGCACAGCTCTGATCTCTTCATTGGGACATCTAATGTTTAACATCGGACGAAGTTCGGAATATGTGGTCATTTCGTCTGCATAAATGTCCATCGTAGATGCGATCTCGGGCATGTACTCCATCTGATCAAAATCAACATATCTTTCGCCGCGGCGCTGATTTGCTATGGCATTTGCTGAGATATTATCAAGAGGATTATGTAGAGATTTCTTAAACTGTTGACCGGAAGCTGATTTAAATCGAGATGAAAATTTATCTAAATGCTGGCGCCGAATCTTTCGACCTGATTGAGATCGATAATTAACGATTGGACCTGAAAATAATCTGGTTAATGATTTGAATAAATCAGATTCACGGTTTGCGGGGTTTTTTCCTTGCTTAGAATTTCTAGGGGCCATTTATTTTCTCACTTAATAATCCATTTATATTGTTCATAAATTTTTTCAGCTTCAGTCATTTTATCAAATATTTCATTCTTCTTGTAGCCTTCTTGGCCTTTGATTTGAGTATTTATAATTGTTCTTGAGGTATAAATTGCATCAACAAAGGCTTTCTGATAGTTTAAATCTCTAGCATTTACTTGCAGCGCGGTATCTCTTACCCAGCACGCTATAGCCAATGCCATGATCAAATCATCATTGTAACCTTTCATTGCTTGCGGTTTACCATTCCTCCAAATAAAAGTTTTCATCTCGTTGGTTGTGCGAGAAGAGTATATGGTAATTAGTTTGTTTCTGATAAACTCCTCTAATTTGGCGACGATGAGGGGGCGCGTTTTCATAGATGTTGTAAATCCAGGAACAGCTGAATTTCTTATCTCGGCCTGATGTTGTTCGATATATTCGTGCGTGGACTTGATTGAGTGATAAACGTTTGGATATTGATATTCATTAATCAGCTTATCTAACACAGAATATCCAATATTATTATTCTCGACCACAAGCATGCAGCCGCCGAATTCTCTGCCAACACTATTGAGCATATTCGCAAACATATCAATTGTTGGTTTCCCTTGGTATTCGCCGATTATTTCTAGCGTTTCAAGTTTAACGATATGAAATGTAGAGAAATCGGCGCCGTCACCGCGCGATACATCAGCAACAAGTAAGTAATTACAAGTTGGATCAAACTCTTCCCAAATCCAGAAATTACGATCGAAGCCGGTTCTATATTTTGGTTCACAAATTGTGGATAATAAGTATTCCATACAATCCGGATCAATAACCGTTTCGCCAGATGTATTGAAATTGCATTCCAGCTCCTGTGCAATCTGACGCTTTGACATGTTTTTGGTTTCTTTCTTATACCACTCTTCATCTCTTTCCGGATGAACCTCCCACTGAAGAGTAGTTAAGTTAAAGTTGTTTGTGCCCGCTTCAGAATCTGTACAAGTTTTATGAAACCAATTACCAACGCCATTAGGCGTTGAAAGCGCAATGCAGCGACCACCTGTTGACAGTGTGGGATACAATCCAGTCCAAAGTTCTTCAAGATTTTCAATGTGAGCGGCCTCATCAAGAACCAAAAGCGACAATGCTTCTGAACGGCCAGCATCGCCGGAAGTTGAGGCTGCTTTAATTGACGATCCGTTAGAAAGTTCGAAAGATGTGCGGTTGTCTACGCTGATTGTTGCAATCTTTAACCAGTCGGGGACATTGCGCATAATGCTTTTGACTTTCTTAACCAAGTTTCCTGCTGTCGCGAACTTTGTTGCCATAACAAGAATAGCTTTATCGCGATGGAAAAGCATCATCCATACGATATAGCCTGCTGTGATCGTTGAGATTCCAAGCTGTCGTGCTTTTAAAATAACGTTAAAACGATAATCATTAAACTCGATAAGAAGATCGTCTTGGAAATCGAATGTGTTAAACAAGATAAGCCCACGCAAAGGGTGGGATATTCTCGCATAATTGTTAAGAAAGTAAGACGGGTCTTTTCCACATTTTAAGATCTCTTTTACTTTTTGTTTTTTGTCTAATTGAAAGCTCATTAATCATCTATTATCTCAATATCAATATTTTCAATATTTTCCTGACGGATGCTGCGCGACGCTAGCCGATGGTCGCGGTCCGCTAGCCATGCTGCAGCGGCCTCCTGGGAGCGCGCTTTCTCGTACTCGCTCCTCCCAGCAGAGCCCGGTGGTCGACTTTGATGGGCCTCGTAATCTCGCGTCGCCAGTCGTGAATTGGCAACGTTATATGGCTTAGCTAAAACTTTTATTAAAGTTCCTAAGTCTCGAATCAGGCCTCTATCAACATTTGAAATATCGGCTGCATACATATATGGTAAATTACCATAGAGAAGATTCACTATATCGTCCATAACGTTCCTGTTATCGCCGTAGTCTCCTTTGTATGTCCTATCCTTCTCAATAAAAGTTTTAAGCATCGCAATATAAGAGTGTAATTTATTTTGAAGCAGCGTGTCTATGTGGTGCCTCTCTTTCCTTTCTCTTTCTTTCCCTCGCTCATCGGCGCCGGCAGCCCATGCCCGGGCTTTCTCTTTCTTCTGTCGCTCTTCGCCCCAATGTGAGCCTGAATCAGCTTTGCCTCCGGGATCTTGGAAAAGGGCTTCTTCTAATCCTTCCACTAAAACTAGCGCTAGTTCCTGTTGAATGATCTCGTTCACCGGGTCTCGTCTTCCTAATCTGATTTCAGGGCGATCTCCATAAGCGCCGCCGGGCTGATATTCAGTTGGAAAGTCTTCTTCTGGCTCTTCTTCAGCGCTAGCCATTCTTTCGGCTTCGCCCTCTAAAGCGCCTTCGCCATACATTTGATCGAAGACGGCGCCGAAAATCTCGGAAGTATCGACAGCCTCTGTCCCTTGAAGCATTGCGGCGATAGCAGGCGCAGCTATCTCGGGAGCAAGCTCCTCTTTGATAACTTCCTCAGTTATAATCTCGCGCAACCTTTCAAGGGTGATTTTCACTTCTCTTTCTCAGAGCCTTTCTTTCTCTTATCGTTCTTTGGGCGCTTGCCCCAGCCTCCTTGTTCAAGGAAAGTTTTCCAACTAGGGGCCGGCGTGTCTGTCGAGCCATCATTATCGAGATTCATTTCCTTGGAGAGGCCACCAACTTTATAGTGTTTTTTGGCTGTGACCCAGGAGCGAATGCGTGAAGTGCTTTCGACTCGCATCTCAACTTCGCCTTCTTCCGTTAGTGAAACAGATTTGCCTGTGATCTTTTTGTATTCTTTTACAAGCCAACCCTTAATATCTGTTAGTCTCTGA